ACTTCAGGTTGCTTGTGAAGATATGTTTCTCGGCATCGCTGAGTTTACCGAAATCAATACGGTCGCGCGATAAGTCAATTTCGTCAGGCCTCCAGAAGAAGCTGATTTGTTTTTCGTACATCTTGTCGAAAAACTCATATTTCTGTTTGTCATAACGCTGCACGTTGATGTTGTTGCCGAGAAACATCGGCTCGGTTGTAGCGTCGTTCACCACTTTCGGAAAAATGGAGTATTGGTTATTGGAATTCACGGGAAAGACCTTTCTTTTTATCACGGAGGCGTTGTTTGCGTTTCATGGCCATGTTGTACGCCCGTTGGCAATCATGGCATCGGTAAAGGTATTGAACACCGCTCGCATAGTTTTCATTTCTGCGGTATGGGAAATTATCTTTGTCGAGTGGATATTCAACACCGCAATTTTTGCATACACGGAATTTATCCATTTTGGTATTCCTTTTTAATCACGGCCTCCCCATGCTCGTTGAAGATGATGTATGCGAGGCGTGCGAGTGGATTCTCGCGTTGCAGCTTACCGCATTCCCGACGTGCATTCTTTTCAATTTCGGGCAAGCCTTTATGATTTGCCACTGGCGTTGTGTGCGTTTCAACATACGCCTGCGCGTTGTTGTCGTATTCCATAAAACAGATTTTACGTTTCATAATAGTCTTTCAGTTATTGGTTAATATGTGAGTTTTCGAAGTTTACCGTTTAATTCTTTCAGAGCCATTGCGTAAAGACGGGCTTTGTTATAGGTTTCAAACAGAAAACCGTCTTTTTGTTTACGCTCAAGGCTTGCTTTTGTGTTGCGAGTACACTTGATAGATACCACTTTAATTTCGCCAACCGTGAGCTCTGGTAAATAATAATTATCCCCAACAGTAAGCTCTTCACCATAAGGAACTGGAAACCAAACACCTTCAATCTGTAATTGCGTAGGCTTTTGTCGATAGAGCTCATCGGTAGCCCATTCAGGATTCTTTCGCAAAGTTACCCATTTATCAGCTTCTGGGTCGTAAACTTCCCAAAACTTCCAAGGGGAATCACTCACAGCAGCGTCTTTTGCATACAGTTCCATTAATTTGGCGTGAATATGTTTAGCCATTTGAATTTTCCTTTTGTGAATTTTCGTCTAAACGACTAATAATCTTCTTGTTTAATTCAGTTAATGCCTCAATATAACGTTTGCAATCTTCGGCATTTTCAAAAATCATACCTTGGTTAAGCAAGGCTTGAAACTTATCAACTTTCATGCTACTGCGCTTAATTCTTGCAGCAGCGACACCTGAATCAGTCACGTTTATTGTGAAATATTCCTGATTTTCCGAATCGTTAAACGTGCTGGTTATTGGTACTGGAAAAGTTACACCATCGATTTCAACCACTTTTGGTTTACGACGATATTCAGAACCAAGATACCACGATGGATGCCGTACTAAATCAGACCACGCACCAATGTCTTTTTGTCGAACTTCCCATAAACGCCACGGGTGTTCTGTCGTCATCGCATCTTCGGCGTACAGTTTCATGAGTTCTGCATGTGGATGTTTATTCATTTGAATTTTCCTTTTGTTTATCAAGTAGTGTTAGAACGTAGGCGATTGCCTCATTAATGCGCTTACTCGCTTCCCAGTCGGAGCGTTTAGCCGCATCATGCAGTTCTGGAGTGAGAATTTCAGGGATAACCGCCGAAAGGTCGACCACAATATCTTCTCCATCATAATCACTGTCGTTAGCCAATAAAGCCTCGACGGTAATTGCTATAAAGTGTCCTTCTTTGCTAAAGTAGTACAGATAGCCAATGTGAGACAAATCAATATCATGCTTATTAAGCTGGTCGACTGCCAGACTCAGGCGTTCGACGCGAAGCGACATCTCTTTGATATAATCCTCAGTGTATTCAGCATCACAACGCAGTAAGTTATCAATAATAAATGCAGGACTTGCACCCAATTCAAACAGAATCATGCGGAGATTATCAACGCCTCGCACAATCTCATATAACTTTCTGTGTTGTTCTTCTTTTTTATCAATATCCATAATTTAATACTCCTTAAACACATCATAATCTTTCGCTTCTACTACCTTCGATGGTCGGTCGATATATCGCACCCGACCACCTCTGGTATGAGCATACCGTTCACCGAACACAAGCAGTTTAATCTTACCCGACTTGGTATAACCGAGATGATTACAATACATCAAGTAGCGAAACTTTGATTTACTATTCAACGAATGCTTGCATCGCAGAAGGTGCTTGCCGTCCCAATAGGCTGGTTGTTCTTTACAGATTCTCATGGACTGCCTACTCCCCGTCTTCGTCGTCTTCAAGCATTTGTTCAAACACATACGCGATAGATTCTGTTACTTGACGAATACCTTCAGTATTTTCATCATCATCAATGTACCCATCAAGAAGCGGTTTCAGTAGTTTCGGCACAATATCTTCAACAGTCAACACGAACATTTCCCTGTCATATATTGTGTCATCACTGAGCAATTCTTCAATCGTACCCCACGAAACGCCTTCTTCTTCATTGAAAAAGTAAACGTTTTCGTTATAAGGGAGGTCAATGTCGTTATCGTACAGGCAATTCAGTGCTGAACGGACGCGCTTATAGCGGTCTTGTCTATTGAGTATGTCTTCTTCAACGTCATCAATTCTGCTTGTGCTCAAGATTTTGTGAATCAATTCAGCAGGAGCTTTCATACTCAGCATTTTCTCGGTTAAACGCAACAACTCAATATTTGCCTTGAGCAACATCTCACGCAGTTCTTCGTCGGTATAAGCCATTTTGGTTTCCTTCGTTTGTTGTTAGTTGGTGAGTGAATAGTATACCCCTGTATAAGTATTGTCAAGCAATTAAAAAGCACTTAACTGTAAAATACAGCTAAGTGCTTCATTTATTACAACATTAAGTTACTGACGAATTTTCTTTTCAGTAACAACCGCTGGCTCACGCACAACGACAGTCTCTTTGACAATCACCTGCTGCGGAGCAACCACGGCTTTCGGCTTCGCGCCGAAGAAGTATGCTGCACTCAAACCTACACCAATGTTCTTGCGAGTATCAGCAGACACGCCGCCTTTGAAACCCCACTTACCGTTTTCAGTGATATGGGACGCGCCAATAGCAATAGCGGCTTCATTCTTGAACGAACCTGCGCCAACAGTGATTGCGCTTTGACCTGCTTCGTAAGGCTGCATCATTGTGCCGATTGCGATTGCGCCAGCGATACCAGCGTTGCTATCGCGTCGGTTTTTATTGATGTCGTTACGAATTGTGTCGAAGTTGCCTTCAATCAGTTTGTTCAGTTCGTGGATTTTGTTACGCAAATCGCGGTCACGCAGCTTCAAGTCATAAATTTGTGATTCCTGCGTTTCCATCCAAGAAGAGTATGACTGCACTGTGTTATAGACATTGGTAATGCGTTCGCTGTTTGCCGCAATACGAATATCCTGCTCATTGTTCACCTTCACATTGGTGCTTACCTGAGAAGCGACGGCGTACAGTTGTGAGCCGTTTACCGCGTCGGTCGATGTTTTGGTTACATCGCCAGCGGCCACATTTTGCAACTGGCGTTCGAAGCCTTCCGAGCCGAAAGACACGACGGATGTCGGACGATGACCTGCAAAGTTACCGTAGGTTACGCCATCAACGGTTGCATTTACAACGCCGTTGAAGTTGCTTGTGGTCGAGTTGAAGCCGACGGCTACGCTGCTGTAATGGTTGGCTTTGGCGTTCGTACCGACTGCGGTGCTGAAACGAGATTCCGTTGTTGCACCACTGCCGACTGCGGTAGATTGGTCGCCACGAGCTACCGAGGCTTGACCTAATGCAACGCTTTGGCCGCCAATGGCGTTTGCGTGTAAAGCAAGAGCCACCGAACTGTTGCCTGTTGCCGTGGCGTGAGCACCCACTGCGGTTGACGCAGAGCCTTCCGCCAGTGTACCTTTACCGAGGGCTGTCGTGGAGTAACCCTTCGCCCAAGCCTCACTACCGAACGCTTGAGAAGTTACACCAGTAGCCACGGCGTGTGCACCGTATGCACTGGAGAGGTTGCCGTAAGCATGGGAGTGCATACCGACAGCGGTTGAGCCTGCGCCTTCAGCAGTGACGTAGTTGCCGATGGCAACCGCGCTACGGCCTACTTCAGCCATGGTCAATTGGGATGACGCTACCAACGTAACGCACAGAGCAACTAGAGTTTTCTTCATAGTAGTACCTTTCTTTGGTAAGTTAAATATCGTCTTCGTCACGATGCTTAAAGCGCATCTCAACTTGACGCTGGGTTCGGCGAGCAATCACCGATTTTGGGAGCGGCTTCGGATAAGAAATACCGCCGTGCATGACAGCATTGCGTCTGTCAAAATTACTACGGAATACCTTAATGTCATTCCGCGATAAGCGTTTCATTGTTGCAGTCATTATTAGTCCTGTTTGGCCAAGTATTGAGTAACGTCAGTAATATACCCGATTTGACGAATACAGTCTTCATACGCGTTATGCGTTGCTTCAGGCACTGTTTGCTGCAAACGAGGGAACATATCGCCGATTGTTCGGAGTGAGCGACAATCACGAACTTCCCAGAAATTAATCAACGTCATGTTTGGGTTGATAATGCGTTTGAAAGCGTTGTTGAGTAATTCCACGTCGAACGTACCTGTATTCCATACAAGGAGACCACCATCGCCGCGAGCGTCGTCAAACAGAGCTTGCATTCGATGTAACGTGGAAGCCAAAACCTCTTTACCCTCGTCTTTGGGATTCAGTAATTTGGCAAGATAACCACGGTTTGTTTTATACCACCACTCAAGAGTTTCTACGCTGATAATAGCACCTGCTTGTTTATCCAAGCCATGACGTACATGAAATGTGCCATGCTTATACACTTCACCAGATACAGGGTCAAAACAAAGCCGTTTCGAGGATATGTGCATTCGTTTCTGACGAAAGCGTTTCTAAGTCGACCATGAAGTGATGTTTGTTATTGATTACTTTCATTTTGATTTCCTTCTTTGAGTTTAGATTTACATGTTTCCAACATGTCAATTAGGGTATCGAGTTCCTCTTCGGATAAATCAGCAAACGCATAATGAGTTTCTGTTCCGTAGCCAGTGATAGGATGACAAACGTCTTCGCGTGTATGCTCAATGCTGATACGAACCAACCCATGTTCGCTGGGAGGAAATGCAATCTCCACGCGCAAGATGCTTTGATGCGTTGCTGTTGCGCCGTTACGATTAATACCATGCCAAAACATGACCTCGATTTCGTCTTTATATTTCATATCACATACCCACGTCGAATTCTTTGAATTTGTCTTTAAACTCACGCATTGGGCGCGTGTAGACAACACCTGTTGATTCAGAGCGGTATACGGCTTGTTCCAGCCCTGACACTTCGGAGCGTGCTACCAGCAAGAGTCGGTACAGGCCGCCTTTATAGTGCTGGTGGAGTGGGAAATCATGCTTGTTTTTACCAAACAACGGCGAACTTTTCACTTTACGCTTTGCTGGAATACCCAGAAAGTATTTCACTGCTTTCATAGAACTTTTAATCATGAGATTCCTCCATTAATTCTTTGAGTTTTCGCTTGGCATCACCTATTAAAGCACGAGCTTTAAAACCATCGTCACCGCCATTCCAGAATTCGCAGCTATGAATAAAATCAATAGCTTGATTCAATAATTCTGTAATTTCATCATAAGACTCTTTATTCATTTTCAGTTCCTTCGTTTGTTATCAATCATGTTCAATAGTGTAACCGTTATTAAGGAAGTCATAATTAATCAATGCTTCTCGCATCATAGCCTGTAAAACCTTTTCTTCTTCAAGAGACATTTCGTCATCACGGAAGTAATAGTCTAAGTCTTCAGGTGAGTCGTCTAACTCAAGACTTTCAATGTTATATTTCCGACCGCTCATTGGAGGGTTTATTACACTAAAAGGAGACGTTATGCTCATTTCGCAGTTTTCTTTGTACCAAGTTAAGGTTACTGCGCACCCACGTCGCTCAATACCACCGTCCTTAAAGTATACGTCTGGGTCAATGTACACCAAACACACGGGGCTTACATT